GCTACCCGTGGCAAGCGTCACCGTTCCAGTGTTGTTGGTCTTGCCATTCATAATGTTGTTGACCACCTCGGATATTTCCCGTGGCGATCCACCCTGATACGGCAAAACGCGAAATGTCATCTTGTCCCTGCTGGCACGAGGTCAAATTCAATCCCAATCGCGGTTGTCCACGATCCAGACGGCTGGACTGAAAGCCTGTGGTATCGCCCTGTGGTTCTAAATGCGGCACGACCTTCGGAGTCAGCAGAAGTATAACTACTGTATGTAATAGAGTCTACAAGACGGTTGCGGGTTGCGTATGCAACACCTGCCTGACCAGCATCAATCAGCGGTCTGGTCATATTTATTGTGCTGGTTCTTCCCGGTATCTCAATGTCGCCGGTTTGAATTGTTCCAGTAAGGTTGACGCCAGAAAATGTCACGATCTTGGCCCCGTTGCCACCCACAAACTGCGACTTACCTCCGGTCCAGATTCGTGAGTCAAAGCTCGTTGTGATTGTGTCTACGGTTCCAAAAGCGTCTAGTGCTTCTAGCGTATACGCTGGGGTTGCAGACTGCGCCACAAATCCGACAGAGACCTCTCCGCGAGACCAGCGCTTGACCTCAAAGTTGTAGATCAAAAGACTATCAACCGCGCCGTTGCTTCCCGAGGATGGGTAGGCCCAGACTATAAGATTTTTGATAGGATCGACCGTAGCCGACATCTTATATGAGTAAGCCTCGTCGAGATCGTTGAAGAAAAATCGGTCAACTTTTTCTGTACCGATTCCCATAACTTGAGTACCGTTGCACGCATAGAATCCATCGTCCCCTAAAAAGTAGGTCACGCCTTGATACTGAACAATTGAGTTCGGCTCAAAGCACCCAAGGTTTCTGGAAATGTTGTCAAACTGGAAGATCGCCGGGGTTCCAACGTAGGACATCCGGTAGATGGATTTTTCCATCAGCACTAGCCCAAACTCACCACCCGTAATCCCCTGAACAGAGCCTCCGTCAGGGACAATTTGGTAGTCAGACTGGTTGGTAGAAGTCGTAGTCCACGCGGTCTCGTCGTTGATACCAGACCACTGGACCTTCTGTGGGTCCGTCCCAGAGGTGTAACCAGCCACCACAAAATCTCGAACGACAGTCAGGTAACGCGCCTGCGGTGCGGCGGCATCCAAATCTGCCCATGCTGTTGAGCTACCAAGTGTCCACGCTTGCAGAATCGTACTGCCATTTCCAGCAATCAATACGTTGCCAAACTGTGTAAAACGCCATTTTTGCTCTGTTACCGTGGTGTACCCACCGGCCTTGGATACGTTGTCCAAGGACAGGTCGTTGGAGTCGAGCTTAAATAGCTTTGTCGCGCCACCAGCAAAAACCTCGGTGTTGCCGCTAGACGGGTTTCTTCCGGCTACCACGTTGTTGATGTTCTCGGAGGCGGCCTGGGAGTAGTCTACGGGCGTGCGTAGCGGCCCATACCCAACGGCTTGCGGAACCACGTTTAAGGCTTCCTTGACCGCCCCAACAAGTCCTGGCTGATCCGGCAGCCATTCCTCAAAGTTCATCCTTGTTGCCATGTATTGTTTCCAGCCGTATTCGTTGTCCAGGTGTTAGACCCTGCGCTTACAGGTGTCCACGAGTTTGTGCCGACACTCACGGGTGTCCAGCTATTTGTTCCTACCGAGGTTGCGGTCCAGGTGTTTGCGTCAAAGCTCACGTTAGACCAATCCTCTCCTAGAATCTTGCCAACTACCGTCAGCGTTCCGGTTGCTGAAACTGACGCAGAACCACGGAATATTGCGTTGCCCACCACGGACATTGATCCCGAGGCGGTAATGTTTGCCACACCAGCGGCTTCGAACCCGCCAGTTGCAGACATTGACCCGGTTGCGGAAATGTTTGCCGCAGAGGTGCGAAGTCGAATCCCGCCGGAACTCATGCTTGCAGAAGCGGAAATCAATCCTTCTGCGGTTCTTACTCGGTTATAACTAGCGTTTAACGTGCCGCTTGCCGAGATGCCTGCTTCGCCAGAGAAAATACGGAACGCAGAGGCAGAAAACTGACCAGATGCAACAACTAGTGCTTGTCCCTGCACAATCTTGCTTGCAGAGGCCGAAAATAGACCCGTGGCGGCGATGTCTGCGCTTCCGAACCGTAGGCGCATGGCTTCGGCAGACAAAGCCCCCGTAGCCGAAATTAAGGCTTGTCCACTACGGATGGCAAATGCACCGGCCTGCATTGCACCAGAGCTTGTTATAAGTGCCTGCCCAGACCTTTCTCGTTGTGCAGATGCAGCAACGGTTGCGGCAGAGGTGATATTGGCTGGTGCGTCAAAGTAAATGCAAGCGGTTCCCCAGGCAGCGGAATCCATTGCAAGGTTTAGTGAATCTAGTGTTCCAAATGCGTCCATCGAGTCTACCGACCACGGACCGCAAACCTTATCTACATACCACGTTGAGTCCAGAGGATACTGTGGCATCGAATCCAGCGTGCCAAGCTGATCCAGTTCCTCTAGGGTCAACATTTAGGCAAGCGTAACGCTCAATGAACCAGCCGCAATCTTGAAGATGTCGCCGGACTCAATGGTTTTGGAGGTCGTGAGATCGGTGTAAAACAACAGGTTGCCAGAGGTAATTGCGTCCAGCAGGCCAACGTGCGACACCGTACCCCATGAGCCGGTTGCCTGAGCGAACTCTACTGCCGCAGAGTTTGTGCAGACGCCATCAGACGGAGCGTTAAATGCTACATCCTTGCGGGCATAGGAGTTGCCAGAGATCTCAGTTCCTGTATTGCCCTCACCTGGGTTTGAAGTGTAAAGACCGACATAGACGGTGGTGGGAGATGTATAGGAAGTGTTGCGGAGAACGGCGTTCAATAAGCCATTTTCCAAATAATTGGACATTTCGGACATAGTTACCTCGAAGTGACTGACATGGTTAAAGGAACACCAGCAAACTCTGAGTTTTGGTCGGAGGTGTTGATATTGACAATGGCGCGGTCATACATCGATGACCACACCTGCACCCGAGCATCGTTCATCAGGTACGGCTCTGCCTCGGCAAGCGTGGCGTAAAGCAACGCATCTGGGTAGTTTGCAAGAAACTCGTTAGAGGCCACAGAATCCGACATCGGGGTTGGCTTAAAGTAATACAGCAGTTCTACCGTGTAAGCCTTGTCTGGAATGGGGGCGAACTCAAACTCTTGGCCGAGCATTGTGTAAAAAGAAGGCTTGCCAGAGATTTCTGCTTGGGCGTTTCGAGTAAATGCTGACGGTGAATCGTAAGACAGCGAGATTCTCGGGTTGCCAGACAGATACATATCCCGCATCTCTAAAAAGTCAGAGGGGATCTCTACGGTAGAGTCCCCTGCTGTGGTGGTTGTCGTGACGGACTTCAGTAACTTGCGGGTGCGAATCTCACGCGACAGGCGTAGTTCGGCCAGCGTAATGAAATCAGGAATCTGGCTGGTCAGGTCGCTGCGCCCAAGATAGTTCGCAACTGCCGTCTTTAGTGAAGAGTAACTCGTCAGAGCCATCGTTTTCCTTACTGGCTATATCGTGCCATCCAAAAGTGTATGAACCGACATGGCCGATCATGTTAGAAAAGTCGTGATCCACCCATGTCTCAAATCCTGCGTCATGCGCTCTCACGCAAAAGTAAACATCCTCGCCCAGTAACTTCTCTCCAGGCAGTTGCTCGAACCAAAACCACGGGCGTGGGGTCTTGAGGAATACTTCCCGCTTGACCATCATCACACCGCAACCAATGGCAGTCACACGCTCTAGACCTTTTTTGTCTTTAGAGTTGATCTTTTGCCAGTTGATTGTTTTTTCTTCTTTGTTGATCCAAGCGTTCTTGGCTGTGCCGTGGATCGGGTGGACTCGTGTTGTCGCGTTTGCGCCCACGATGTCCTTGTCCTGATTTATTAGATGTTGGATTGTATTCTTTGGGAACCGCATATCTGCATCCACCCAAAGGATATAATCTGCACCCTCTTTAATTGCTGTCTCTGCTAACTTCTCGCGCTGGTCAAATATCAGCGTTCCTGCAACCGTGTAAAGACTTTGTTGACCCTTAACCCTGAACCGTGAGTCATAACCGCACATCAGGGCTAGATCAAACGCGGTCCCGACTTCCATCTCGCCGCGCGTAGGAATACATATGGCGACCTTGGCTTTAGAGCCTTTCATGTTTTCTCCTCAGATTCGTCCGGGCCGAGTACGAAAGAATCGGTTATCCGGGTTGTTCAGCCATGCTTTCATTTTCTTTTGGTCAAGCACCACAAACCCTCGCATGATGCCTTGCCGATTTAGATCTTCGATGACCGGAAATGGAATCTCAGCCACGCGGTTGAAATCGCTCCATCTGGACCGCTCATCAAACGTATTGTAAGAGGCTTTGTTTGCCTCAATGATCGGCGCTAGGTTGGACTCTGCCTTGACAACGAGATTTCCGTCGCTGTCTGCGTAGGTGGTTCTAACTTCGCCGTTGACTACTTCGCTACCAAGTTTTAACACTTGTTCTCCAAGAACGGGAGTGGGACTAGCCCACCCCCGATTCTACATCATTTATGCTGCTTTGATGTCAAAGATACCGCCGTGGGCTTTCTCTTGGCGCATTTCTAGAGTTAGCTCGCAGAGAAGCTGCGTCCGCTCTGAATCTCCAGTTTTTGCGAGGTCATTTGTTTGAAATGGGCGCAAATAAGCCAGGGCTGCGTACTCAGGATCAAGCACCAGCGCATCGGTGGAGCGCATGAAGCGATCCGGCACGATGCTGATTAGACCGAAGTCCGACAGGTACGCACCAGCAGCAGCAACAATCGTGGTCGGCTCTGCGCCGGTCACATGACGCTGTGCTGCGATACCAGTAAACCCAGAAGTCGTAGCTTTCAGGCCGGGAGGAACAACCAAGAGCTTGGGTGTGCCACCATCGCTGAAGATTTCCTGAGCAACGGTCTGAAGCATGGACTCCAGAAACGTGCGGGTTGTGGTGTCGGAACGAATATCCGAACCGTCGCCCGTCGGGTTCGTACCAGCCGAACCTTTGCTGACGTTAGAGGTAATCCACGACAGCAACGAACCCATTTTACGAGCGCCAGAGGTAGCCGTACCGTTGGTCTTGGCTTGGTTGGCGGTCAGGATGGTCTCGATGTCACGCTTAATTTCAGAAGCGGCCTTAGATAATTGATAGGCTTTTTCAGACTTACGTCCTG